AGGTTTTAAAAAGCACACCACAACTCTTACTGAACACGATTTGTCATACCCTATCGACTATCGTGAAGAGCAAGAGGCTGAAAAAGTGAAACTGCAACTTCACGCAACTAATGTTGTTACTGACGGACTTCAACTAAAACACGAAAAACAATGTGCTGATTTAGTCCAAAACCCTGACAACTATGCAACTGAAAACAAAATCCTACTTTCAGGAACATCTTGTTTTACTCACGCAGATTCTGACCCTATAAAAGTTATTGAAGATGCGAAAAACGCAGTTTCTCAAAAAATTGCACGAGATCCAAACACTATGGTACTCGGACAAGATGCTTGGCAAACTCTTCGCCAACACAAAAAATTAAAAGAATTAATTTCAAACAACCTCAATAAATTAGTCACTCTTGACCTATTGAAAGAGATTTTTGAAGTTGAAAACATCGTTATCGGAAAATCAATATTTGCAAACGCAGAAGGCAAATTTGAACGTATTTGGAAAGACAACATTATTCTTGCGTATGTTCCAAGTTTAGGTGCATCAAGAACTGAATACGACCCATCATTTGCTTATACTGTCCGTAAAAAAGATGCTTTGCAAATTGATGAATATACAAAAGAAGGTAACAAAGTTAAATACATTCGTGCAACTGATATTTACACTCCATTCTTGGTCGGTGCAGAAGCAGGGTATTTAATCTCTGGTACTAACGGCTAGGAGGAATGAATGGCTAAATACAAAGTGAAAAATACTTCCATTTTGCACAATGGCAAAGTTTATGCAGAAGGCTCAACTCTTGAACTTTCTGAAAACCAAGCAAAACGTCTTGAAGATTTTGTTGATTTAGTTCCTGAAACTGCAACAAAAACTCCAAGTCAAACCAAACCTCAGACTAATAAAACAAAGTCTGAAACAAAAACCCAAACTAAAACAAAAGCAGAAACTAAAACCGAAACTGTAAAACAAGACGGCGAAGGCTCTGACAATAATGGAGGCTCTGATAATGACAAATAGAAAACATTACAAACCACTATTAATTGAATCAGTAAAAGTTCCTGTTGATGTTGAACAACAAAGATTTATCGGATTTGACGGCAATTACTGTGCTGAAAATAAAAAAGCATTGGGTGTTTGCGATGTTGCAACTGAAAAAGAACAACTCGCTCCTGTTGCCGTATTCGGTATTTTGCTTGTAGAGGCAGGTGGCACAATCGCAGTCGGAGACTCAGTTGCTTCCGATTCTGAAGGTAAAGCCGTCACTACAAGCGATGCTACTGCCGTTAATGGCTACGCTCTAGACTCAGCAACGGCAGGGCAAGTAATAAGAATTGCAAGAGGAATCTAGCAATGTATTGCACGATTGACGATATTGAGAAACACACCTCCTCCCCTACTCTTATCCAGCTCTCTTCTGATGATGGGCAAGAAGCAGTCAATCGTGTTGTTGTCGAAGAGGCAATACTTTATGCTTCTACACTCATCGATGGGTATTTGAGAGGTCGGTACTCTCTGCCTCTTGATACCCATTTTCCTTTGCTACGAATTATTGCAATTGATTTAAGTGTCTATCGTCTGTATTCACGCAGAATGAGAAACGAAATGCCTGAAGTAATAGAAACAGCATATAAAAGTGCAATCGCTACTCTAAGAGATATTCAAAAAGGTGTAATATCCCTGCAAAGCGAAAACGATACTCTAGAAACTTCTGCATTCTCGCCTGATGAATATAGGACAAACAAGACAATTCTAGATAGGTTATTTGGGAAACAAAGATTAAGTGAGTATTGATTCTATTGAAAAAGAGATTATTCAAAAACTTAAAGTTGAATTCCCTGATGTTTTGGTTCAGGGTTTCCCTGATAAGCCTGCCGAATTTCTACTTTTACATTCCATCGGTGCAATTCTTGTGCATTATCAAGGAAGCAATTATTCAAGCTCAAATGCTCTTGCTTTCGTAACTCAAGAAAATAAAAAAGAATTCTCAATAACGATAGTCACAAGAAACCTCCGTTCACATAACGGAGCATACGAATTTTTAGATAGAGTCAAACAAACTCTAACAGGATTCAAAATAGATGGATGCACTCCTCTTACCCCAACAAAAGACTTTTTTATCTCTGAAAATACAGGGATTTGGCAATACGGGATTAATTTTTCCCTAACTACTCAAAACGTACAAGACTTAGAAATTTAACATTTACCCCACACATTTACCCCATAGGAGTTATATATGGCTGCTAGTTTTCTTCATGGTGTTGAAACCATCGAAATCACAAAAGGTGCTCGCACAATTTCCACAGTAAAAACTGCTGTTGTCGGAATTGTCGGAACTGCACCATTAGAAGATGTTGCTGATGAATATAAGACGATAAATACACCGACTCTAATCCTTAACGAAGTCGATGCCGTTAAATATTTTGGCAACCAAAAATCAGGTTATACAATCCCTCAAGCCCTGCAAGCAATTTTTGACCAAGGCTCAGGTATTGCAATAGTAATTAACGTCTTTGATCCTGAAAAACACGAAACAGTTGAAGACGTAACCATTGGCGATATCAATGGAACAATTGACCCAACAACAGGCAAAAGAACAGGCTTAAAAGCATTTGAAGATTGTTATTCACTATTTGGCTATTATCCAAAAACAATCATCGCTCCTGTTTTCTGCGAAGATACTGTCGTTGTTACTGAAATAAATACCATCTGCAATAAAATTAGAGCAATGGGGATCGTTGATGCTCCCGTTGGTGCTTCCGTTCAAGATATTATAACTGGTCGTGGGCCTGAAGGAACAATTAATTTTAATACCTCATCAGGTCGCATAATCCTCTGCTATCCTCATTTAAAAGTGTATGATGCAGAGTCAGACTCGATAAAACTTCAACCTTACTCTCAAAGACTTGCCGGAGTTATCGCAGCAAAAGATGTTGATAAAGGCTACCATTGGTCTCCGTCTAATACAGAGATTCAGGGAATTGTCGGCATCGAAAGACAATTAACATCAATGATTAACGACCCAACTTCAGAAGTAAACGCACTTAACGAAGCAGGAGTTGTGACTGTTTTCAATTCTTACGGCTCAGGTTTCCGTACTTGGGGCAACCGAACTGCTGCCTATCCATCATCAACACATCCGACTAATTTTATAAACGTTAGACGTACTGCTGATATTATTCACGAATCAATAGAATACTCAATGCTACAATTTATCGACTTCCCAATCGATAACGGCTTAATTGATTCTATCTGTGAAACAGTAAATCAGTTTATAAGAACTCTAATCGGCAGAGGTGCATTGATTGATGGTAAATGCTCATTCAACCCTGATAAAAACCCTGCAACCGAAATCGCAAACGGACACCTCTTGTTCGATATCGAATATATGCCACCAACACCGGCAGAAAGAATTACTTTCGAGTCATTTATTGACATCGAATTACTCAAATCATTGGGGGCTTCTTAATGTACTGTTCCGTAAATGATAACGGTGCATTGGAAGTTCACACCGATGACAACGATATTTGCTTTAACTGCAAACACTTGAAAAAATGTCCACTCGTTCTTGCTCTAAGCAAAGAATATGTTTTTCTGCACTACTCTGATGTCGAAATCAAAGACTGTGCACTCTTCAAGAAATAGGGAGTTTATATGTCAAAAATTGAAATTAACAAATTAACCAACGCAAATGTTTACATGAATGGAGTAAACTTACTCGGTAGAGCCGAAGAAGTCCAACTCCCACAAATAAAACACAAAATGGCTGAACACAAAGCTCTAGGTATGGTAGGCTCAGCCGAATTCTTCGCAGGGATTGATAAACTTGAATGCAAAATCAAATGGAATGCTCTTTATCCAAATGTAATGCGTATGTGTGCAAATCCTTTCTTAGCTACTATGATTCAAGTTCGTGCCAACCTAGAAACCTATAACGGCACAGGAAGAATCAAAGAAGTCCCTGCGACAGCTTTTTTAATCGGAACTTTTAAAGAGTTTCCGTTAGGGAATATAAAGCCACACGAAAATGCTGAGTATGAAACAACTATGTCAGTTACTTATGCAAAACTTATCGTTGATGGCTTAGATGTTTTTGAAATCGATGTGCTTGAAAACATCTACAAAGTCAACATGATTGATATGCTTTCAACTTTCAAAAAGAACACAGGAGCATAGGGTAGATGGAAGAATCAATCCTAAAGCAAAAAGC